CAAATTTGGCACGTGCTTGACCTATTGACATCATAGTTAGAGCATAGGCATAGTCTTGGATCCATGGGAATGTCATAGGATCATTTAATAACATAATATCCGGTTTATAGTTTTCAACCCACAGCAACACGCTTTCAAATTGAAAACTGTCGGAATTATTGCCCGTATCGCCCGCATAGCCAAATGGCATTTTACGAACAATGGTTAATTTTTTAGTAATGCGATTAAACGTAAAGTTCATGTAACCACCAAACATGGTCATAGCTAGTTTTTGGTAGTCAACAAACAATTCATAGTTAGTTAATCCGCCAACACGACCAGCGACTAACATGTAAGTGTTCAAGTAACCTGAGCTGAATGGCTCAAATTGACTGGCTGTAGTACCAGATACAGATCCAATACCGCGTCTAAAGATCTGTCTGACATTCATGATATAGTTAGGCAGTATATATTCTTGTGTTTCTGGCTGTAGATCTAAGAAAGCATAACTTTCTTCTGTGGCATTTGAACTACGTTGACGATAACGGATAAGAGCTTGTTTAATACCCATGTCAAAGTGTTCTTTATCAGCTTCAACATCAATCATACCATAACCTAAACGTAGTCGGATATAATCAATAATATCGTTTTGTAAATTAGATACTGTGGTTAACTGTGCTTGTAAGTTAGCATCAAACGCAATATGACCTGCGCCTGTACCTTTGGCTGGATCATAAAGACTATCCGTTTTAAGACTAAGGTTGGGCGTTAAGGTATCGGTTGTTGAACTTACATTACCTGGTATTAAACTCATAAAAATATCCTGTTATCGTGTATTTATTACCGATGACAGGATATTTTTTGGTTACGATACTTTAAGTAAGATTGTATCTTCGTTGATACGACCGTTAAGTTTTACTTCTGTAGTCTTAATATTTTCTAAGAACTTACGTAGCTCGACTTTGCTAGCACTCATGAATTCTTTTAACTGTACTTCAGGTTTACGTATAGTTTTCTGTGTACTCTTAGTTTCGTTGTAGCCAGTAATAGTAGTGCCCTTAACAGTCAACGCACCGCCCATTTCTTCGGCAACATAACGCCCAAGTTTACGAGTTTTAACATTGTAAACCCATAGTATTTGCGCCCCAATGATATCCACAGGACTAACGCTCACTAGTTTTAGTGAGGTTTCATTTTTTAGATACTTAAGTTTAGCCACAAGTTTTTCTTTTTGTGGTGGTTTACGCACACTTGCTTTTTTAGTTGCTTTCTTGACCTGTCCGTATTGTGTAAATCCATCAAATAGGGATTTATAAAAAGCATCAAAACGTTTGTAGTCAGCAGTCTTAAGATGCGCATAAGCATCAACAGTATCTTCATCTTTACTTGCTTTAGCGGCAGTAAATTCTGCGTGACTGCGTTCAAACGGTGCTAAGATTCTAGCCAGTGTAGCAGGTGCTACATTCTTGCCGCTTAGATATTCATATGCTTTTGGATCTACAGTTTTACCTTTAAACAAATCATCTTCTAATTCTAAGAAATGTAGTTGATGCTTGTCTGCTATAGCATTCATACGATCTTGTATTGTAGGCACCTTTACGTCAATCTTAGCGGCCTTTTCTACAACTTCAGCGATCTTTACTTCGCCAGCATCTAGCTCTAATGCTTTTTTAACTGTGTCAACAATATACTTGATATGGCGTTCAAGTAATGGCATACCTCGAGTATGTGCTTTAATTAAAGCTGGAGCAGTTAATGGAGTATATCCGTCTGTGCTTTTAGCAAAGCGAACAATAGTCTCAGCATCTAGCTTATGTGCTACACCTGCGGTTTGTTTTAACCATTCGACTAGATATTTCTTTAAATCTTTACTTGAATAAAAATAATTGTAATAGCGTAGACTAATACGCATTTGATGATCAAACTCCTCATCTGAAAACTTTAGCGCACGTTCTGTATCCCATGTTGGTTCAGCCCCAACTGCTGCTTCGTCAGCAAAAATAGGATCTCTAGTTACTTTTGCTTTCTTTTTCATGCCGTCTACTTTAATTGCCATTTGTCATTTCCTTTTCTAACTCACGTTTAACCATTTTGTATGCTGTCTTATCGTATATATCCATGTCATCCCATTCACTGTTAATTTGCGCTAAGGCTTTCCATAAATCACGATTGTAAAAACTTACTGCGGAGTATGCTTCTTCTATAGTCATAATTAGCATTTTATTTCTTTAGTGTGTATTGGTTTAGAATATTTTGTGCTTCTGTTACGTCTATAATAGGTTCTAACTTATCTAACGTAATTAATTCATTGTGTAGATTAATAGTGCGCTGTGCCTGATATAATCTATTATATTTTCCATCTGGATAAGACGGTTGTGTCCAAGAGTGTTTCATTTTTACCCCGCAAGTAGTACAGCAAATGTCGTCATACGTTCATAGTTTGCTATCTCTTCATTGACCTTGTCAACCAGTTCTTTATGTAATCTGGTTTGCTTACCCAATCTGCGGCAGTTAATTTCTTCTTTACTTACATCTTTAACCATAAGTCCAATATTATGGCTAATATTCCACATTTCATGACTATATCGTTTCATAGTACGTATAGGTGCTTCTATACGTTGCTGTACTGTAGCCCAATCCATACTTGTTTGTATCTTATTTTCCATTTTTGTATTATACTATCTATTTGGCTAGTTGTCAATCACGATAAATATACAAACAGTAGGAATTTTTAATGCCACGTTTAAGTTTATACAAACCCGAAAAGGGCAGAGACGACAATTATATTAGTAAGATTATGCACGAGATGTTTACCGTTGGTGGCGTTGATGTGTATACTCACAAATATCTAGGTCCTCTTGCTCAGCCCAATGTTAGTGCCACTGAGCCTGGTAATACTAGTCCACTAAGCACAGGCATTACGGGTATTCAAGATTTACTATTCTTAGAAAACCGTGATCGCAAGTATGATACATCAGTGTATACTATGCGTTGTGTTTATCGTGTAAATGATAATGATTTTGATCTTACACAGTTTGGACTATTTCTAACTGGCGATACTATGTTTGCCACGTTCCACTACCAAGACATGGTAGAAATTTTAGGTCGCAAACTTATGGTAGGTGATGTATTAGAATTGCCTAATTTAATTGATTACTATCCTTTAGATGAAGGTATTTCTGCTGCGCTCAAACGTTTTTATGTTGTACAAGATGCTAGTCGTAGTTCAGAAGGTTTTGCCGCAACTTGGTGGCCTCATCTATGGCGTGTTAAACTACAACCACTAGTAGACAGTCAAGAATACAAAGATATTCTTAATAACTTACCTGCTACCGACAGTGGCGATAATAATAATACATTAGGTCAAGTTTTGAGTACATATAACAAATATATTGCGATTAATGATGCTGTTGTTAGTCGTGCCGAGCAAGATGTACCTGAAAGCGGATATGATACCTCAGCTATATACACTGAAGCTGTTGATGCCAACGGCAACCCAATTGACCCCGGTGCGTTAGATGCTAGCAATGTATTAGATGATGCCAGTGATGTTAAGAATGATGCCAGCGCACAAACTTTAACATCAGCACAGAAAGTAGAAGGATACTTAACCGGAGATGGTTTGCCACCTAATGGGGCTACTGTTGCGGCTGGTATTAGTTTCCCTGTAGTGCCTAAATTAGGTCAGTACTATCTACGTTTAGATTTTACACCTAATAGACTATTCCGTTATGATGGCACTCGTTGGGTCAAAGTAGAGGACGCTGTGAGAACTAATTTAACACCAGGATCAACTAACACCACACAATTAAGTGGATTTATTAATGATACTAATAAATTCATGAGCAATAGTATTGCTTGGGACGCTATACGTATCAGTAGCAACTATACTCCGGGAGCTAACTCCTTTACAAGTTCGTTTAATATTACATCAGGTGTTATTATTACTAACGTATTGTATTCGAGTACTTATGGAGTACAAACTTCATTAAATGAAATACCAATCACTAATACACTAGCAAATGCTAGCGGTAATTTGAGTATCACTGTTGCTAATACCTACAATGTAGGTGACCTATTACAATATAATGTGTATACTCATGTGATTAACGAAAGACAAGGTCTAAGCAAGGCTCTAAGACCATCAGCGGATAACTTATAATGTATATCTACAAATTCACACATATCGAAAGTAATTCAGCTAGAATGACAGAGTATCAAAAGAATAAAAAATTATCAAAGGAACTAGTAAATGTCAACGGCTAATCAGAGCTTCTTTTACGACGGGCAAATTGAACGCTTTTTAGCACAATTTATTCGTATGGTCAGTGGCTTCCAAGTTGAGTTTGGTGCTGATCGAGATGGTAATCAAACCCTACAGCGTGTACCAGTATACTATGGTGATGGTAGTA